TATTTTTGCACCTTTACTCTCAAACCGGAATTCTATGAGACCTTTTGCAAGGAGCCCTACGCTTTTATTCGTCGGTTTATAGACCGCATGCGTAAGGATCCGTCCCTCCGTTATCGAAATCCCGATATGGGTCGTTTTTGTTATCGCAAGCTCTCTTTTCCTTACCTTTTTGTGCTGGAGGTTGCCGATGGCAAGCGTGCAGCTCAACGCAAGCTTTCTTCTGAGCATCGACTTCATATCCATGCAATCATGTTTGGATGCCCCTTGCCTTGGTGGCGTGTTCGGCATTACTGGATGTCCTTCGGCCTTGCTTGGGTTAATCCTCTTCGGCATTTCGGTGGTGTTCGATATGTAATGAAGTATATCACAAAGAAGTCTCCCGTGCATCGGAAGGATGTTCCGAAGGAAATTTTGGATCTACATGGTCGTTTGTATGTCTCTCATGGGTTTGGCCGATTGTCAGAATCTGAGAAGGATGCCCTTCGAGCATATATGATGACCGGTTGCAAACAGTGGTTCTCTATCCTGATCGACAATCACCCCTACAGTATTCCTCGTTATTATAAGCAGGCGTGTTTTGATAAGGATCAGATTCGTTGTCGCAACGATTCCCTTATTCCGCAGCTTGTTTGGGAATATGTTTTAAGGACTTATCCGACTTATTCTTATTATAAAAAACAACTTATAAAACATTCTATTTTATGGCAATGATGTTTCTTTCGCGTAAGCGAAACAAGAAATCCCGGTTTAAACTTTTTTCCGGTAACCCCACTTCTGCAAGCTGGGGTACTCTGATACCTACCAATGTGACCCGTGTTGTTGCTGGTGATGACTTCAGTTTCCAGCCCGGTGTAGGTGTTCAGGCCCTCCCGATCGTGGCCCCCTTCATGGGTAGTGTATCTGTCAAGAAGGAGTATTTTTTCATTCCCGATCGGATCTATAATATCGAACGTCAGCTTAATTTTCAGGGTGTCACTGATACTCCGAATTCTGTTTATAAGCCTTCTATGGCGCCTCCTATTCCTTTCGATGTTACCCTTATTTCGGGTGATGAGATCGGCTTCTCGGTTTCTGACGTGCAAACGGACGTGCCCGACGGGTCTCTCGGTGAGGTCGTCGGCCCCGGTTCTCTTGCCGATTACATGGGCGAAGCTCCGGGATCTGTCGTCACGGGTGTTATCGATCTTACGCCGTATATCGGTTATATCGATATATATTATAACTACTATCTCAACCAGCAGTACGATCTGGTTCCTACATCCTTGGCTGGTACTGTGTCCGATTCTGCGACGGAGTATCCCTACTTCTTGTCCGTTAGCGAGCTGGAAACTTATCTTCGTACTATCAAAACCACACCGAATACTCATCCGGCTGTTCGCGAGGATTCGAGTGTCTCGTATTCTACGAATGTCAATGCTGCCGTGATGGCTATTGATTCTGACGCGTTTGGGTGGGAATTCTTCACTGGTCGGCAGTCTCTTTTCCAGCGTGGTTTTCCGTCCTACTATCTCGAGGCTTGGCTGAAGACTTCTTCTTTCGTCGATGCTGCTGTCGATGTTTCGACTTCGGGTAATTCCGTGACGATGCGTAATATCACTTTCGCATCTCGCATGCAGCGTTACATGGATCTCGCCTTCGCCGGTGGTGGTCGTAACTCGGATTTTTACGAGTCTCAGTTCGATGTCAAGCTCGATCAGGACAATACCTGTCCGGCTTTCCTTGGTAGCGACTCCTTCGACATGAACGTCAATACGCTCTATCAGACGACGGGTTTCGAGGACAATTCCTCGCCGCTTGGTGCTTTCGCCGGCCAACTTTCTGGCGGCACTCGTTTCCGTCGTCGTAACTATCATTTCAACGATGATGGTTATTTCATGGAAATCACATCCATCGTTCCGCGGGTTTACTATCCGTCTTACATCAATCCTACTTCGAGGCAAATTTCCTTGGGGCAGCAGTATGCTCCTGCGCTCGATAATATTGCGATGCAAGGCTTGAAGGTTTCCACGGTCTTTGGTGAGGTTCAGAGTCTTGGTGCCACAAATCCGACCTATGCTAATTATGTCCTCACTGTTCCCGGGTTTAAGTTGCAAGAATCCGAATTTGTTGGCTACGAACCCGCTTGGAGTGAACTCATGACGGCCGTCTCGAAGCCTCACGGTCGTCTCTGTGGTGACCTTGATTACTGGGTTCTTTCTCGTGATTATGGTCGTAATATCTCCCACGTCATGGATTCTGTGGCTTATGGCGATTTTATTTCGGCCGCCGGATCCAATATTGACGAACTTTCTCTCCAGCGCCTTGCGGCTTTCTTCAAGCGGATCTATGTTTCGCCCTCTTCGTGTCCTTACATTCTGTGTGGTGACTTCAATTACGTCTTCTACGATCAGCGGGCCACTGCCGAGAATTTCGTTCTCGACAATGTTGCTGATATCGTGGTGTTCCGCGAGAAGTCGAAAGTCAATGTTGCAACAACTCTCTAAACCTTTTCGTTATGAAAACAAAACAGAATTATAATCCGCATGTAGGTTGTCTTTACTCCAACCTTTCGCAGCGTGTTGGTGTTCGTTCTTGTGCTGATCTGCACGCTTCCTATCACGTTCGCAACTGTGCTTCCCGGCCCGATGAGTTTATTGTCGGTGCCAAGAGTATGAACGAGATCCTCGAGGAGTATTATACCTTGGGCTATCTTTCTTGTGATACGCAGGCTGTTCGTGGTGATTCTGCTTACGATGAGATTCAGCCCTCTGGTAAGGATGCTTCGTTCCTTTCGACGGATCCCAGTTCGGACTTCTCGCTTGATAAGTTCGAGCGTATCGAGCGTATTGCCGAGTGCGTTGGTGAGACTTCTGCCGAGCGTCACAAGGAGGAGTTGGGTAAACAAAATGACAAGTAGTTATGTCTGCCGCTGTTACTTCTGCAATTATTGCCGGTGCTAGTAGCCTTGCAGCTGCTGGTGGTTCGGCTGCTGCTGCCTCTAAGATGAATAAACGTGCCGAGAGATACAACCGGTGGGCTCTCAAGGAACAGCAGCGTTATCAGAAGGAGTATGCGGACTATTTGGCTCAGCTGGAAGCTCAGCAGAATAATTTGTACTGGGAGAAATATAACTCCCCGGCCGCTCAGCGTCGAGCGCGTGTTGCGGCCGGGCTCTCTCCCTATGCTGATGTCGGAGGTATTCAGACGTCTTCTGTTGATCCCGGCTCCTATGGTGGTTCGACGCCTTCTGCACAGTCCTTTTCACAGCCGGGTGGTATTCCGATCAGCCCCCTTGTGGGTGCTTTTGGTAATGCCACTCAGCAAACCCTCTCAGCTCTTCAGGCCGAGGCTAATATTGAGCTCACCAAGTCGCAAGCCCTTAAAACTCGGGCTGAGACTACCGGCTTGGAGAATACGAATTCTATGTTTGACATTGTAAAATCTATTGCGAGTGAAGATCTTACGTCCAAGCGCTTCGGTAATGTTCTCAAAGAACTTGAGGCCAAGTATGCTGAGGCCAATGCCATTACGGATCTTGAATCCAAACAGGCCAAGATTGTCGAGATCAATTCGTCGGCTTTGGAGCGACTTGCCAGCGCTGCTAAAACTGATGCTGATCGGATCACTGTAGAGCTCCTTCGTGATGCTCAAAAACGTTCTCTTGAGGCTGGTGCCTCGCTTTCTGAAGCCCAGGCGGCGACTGAGCCGCACAAAGCTCTCAATCTCAAGCAGGATACCATGCTTAAAATGGCTCAGGAGGAGACCGAACAGCTTCTTCGTTCTCAGAAGTTTGAGCTTACGCGTCAGCAAGCTCGCTCTGCGGCCATGTCGTTCGTTCAGGAGCGCGTCCTGACTTACCGTCAGGCTGAGGAGCTCGCTCGTTACCTCGCTAACATTCATGACCCCAAAAACATGTGGGATGGCATTTGGCGTATTGTTTCGCTCCCCTCTGGAGTTTCAAAGAGTGATTTTGCAGCAGATCTCTACAACGCTCTTTATGAGGAGATTGGTTCAGTCAAGTAGAATTCTCGCCCGCCCGGCCTTTTGGTCGGGCATTTTTTTGAAAAAAAAGTCTAAAATATTTTGGTAGTTAAAAATTTATTTGTATATTTGTATAACGAAATATCGTTCTTTCAAACCTTTACCAACGCTCCGAGAGACGTGGTTTCAGCGCATAACTTGTTCGTGGTCATGTAGCTCTATCGAGTTCCTACTCAAGAACGTAATTAACAGGCATGCAGTTAATAAGCGTGAAAGTGTTGCCCGTTGTGTGAAAAGCGGCAAGTTAGTCACCTAAGCAAAATCCTATATGGAGAGTAAACACGTAGACATTATCGCGGTAGTTAGCGGCCCGGTTTGATTATTACATTTTTTATCCAGCCTTGGTTTTCGAGGCTGGATTTTCTGTTTGTCGATTAAATATCCATCGACGAAGTCGATGTAAACAGGCACCGCAGGTAGCGATTAGCACCTCTATATGGTGCCATGGTCGCGGACGTAGTCCGCTGGCACGTAAGCGATGGTTCACCATCGCGCCCGTAAATACCCATTTTTGAGAGAAGGCCCCTTATCTTGCCTATATATGCCAAATGTGGAAACAGCGCCCTCGCGAGGTTCCACATTGGTTCTCTCAAATTCATAAAATCTATGAGCGTAGCGAATTCCATTAGGTGACTGAGTGGGGGTTCACGGGGGAGGGAGTTAGGAGCCCCGTGCATGAGATTGTCTGCATCCGTTAACGCGCGTGCGCGTTTCGCGCGCGTGCGATGACGGAGCTAAGTATCTCAGGCACAGTTTTGCGTCCTTACTTCCTCCCCCGTTGTACACCTCTCAGGTTTTTTTTTTTTTATTCGTCGATTCCTCTGCGTAATTGCTCTTTTGGTCGAAAAAAACAATTTTCTTGCATTTTCAAATGGATCGCCTTGCAACGATGCAAGAAATTCACTATATTTGCCCCGTAGGGCACTTAAATTATTCATTAAATCACTTTTCATGGAAAAAACACCATTCTACCGCACTAAAGCATTTTGGACGCTTATAACGTCTATAATTGCTGCTCTTGCTGCCTACTTTACCGTATCGTGCAGCTACTCTCAGAAAGTATTCCGTCACGGTGTTCATTATGATACCGTTCGGATTGAATCTAAAATCAAATCTCGTGATCTATCATGCTTAACAAAGAATCTTGGGACACCCTCTCGCAGTCTTTCGAGTTCGACCCTCGGGCTCAGTACGTGGAAACACTTTTCGCTGCTTGCTCCGACTATGTCGTCGATAGTGGCTTCATCTCCTTTCGGTTTGCCTTCGCAGACCGTGTTCGAATCCAAACCGCAATTGATTCCATTGTCGCAGCCCACGTGCCATTTTATTTTACCATCGAACAAGAATTGTTCGACCCCGAGTGTAACCGCGTTATCTATGAGTTCAAGATTTCAGACCTCTTCTTTTTCATTTTCGCTCGCTTCTCTGGTTCTTGTTGTACCTCTCGGTCGCTCTCGTCGCGGCGGCCGAAGAAAAGGAAAACCCCGTCCAAAGGTTAAAAACATAGTGATTGGTGGACGACACCTGTAATTGTTGACCTTGTTTTGTAGTTGTTTTGAGTTATGTGTAACAGACCTTTGCGTGTTACGAATCCCCACTACATTAAGCTCGCTGATCAGCTTGGCGTGGATATTCCTCAGTTCTCCAATCAGCCGGATTATAAGCTTCAAGTGCCCTGTGGTAAGTGTGTTCAGTGTATCAAGAAGCGTCAGCAGCATTGGTTTGTTCGCGCTCATAACATCTATAAGCGTCTCGGTTACGATCTTTCAAATACCTATTTTTGCACCTTTACTCTCAAACCGGAATTCTATGAGACCTTTTGCAAGGAGCCCTACGCTTTTATTCGTCGGTTTATAGACCGCATGCGTAAGGATCCGTCCCTCCGTTATCGAAATCCCGATA